TTGCTAACCCGTCAGGGTTTTCGGGGCTGGGGGATTTCAGCAATGCCCGCAGATCAGGGTCTCCGAACTGCTTGATGGCCCTTTCCGCAACCTTAAGGTTTTCAGCAAACTTTTCTCCGCCGATCTCCTTGTCAGCTTTGGCACTTTCCCGCCAGCCGTCGACCTGACGGTCCCAGCTTTCGACAGCCGTATCGTTCAGCTGCTGCGCTCGGTTGATGTCGTACTCGATCAGGGCCTGATACTGATCTTGCGTCAGGCCCATCTCGCGTGCCGTGTCGGCAAACGCATCAATCCTGCCCTTGGTCTCGTCATCAAGTTCGAGGCCCTCGGGCGGCTCGAAGGCGTACGTTTCTGGCACACCCTCACTTCCACCGCTCTCGTCGTCCGACAGCAGATCGGCGGCATCCTTGGTGCCTGCTTCGCCGGACTCGGCGTCAGCAAGCGTCGTCTCCTCGGCAGCGGTGGTGTCAGCTGCCGTTTCGTCGGTTGTCTCTGTGGTGTCAGCGATCAGGTCGCCGGTGCTCTCTTCAGTCATAATCTTGTCCTCTCTTCCTATTCGCCGAAGTGGTTTTCTTCGTGCATCAGCATAAATTTGGCCTTTGCCTGCGTGCGGATCTGCTCAAGCAGCACAGCACCGACGGCTCGGCCCCCCTCATTGAACGCGGTGCTGTCACTGTCTCCGGGGATGTGACTTAGCCGACCAACATGACATGTATCATAAATCAGCTCGTACAGGAAACGCCGACCTCGTTGGGTCTTGAGGACGTAGTCTAGATCCCGCTGGCGGTCGGCCTCTTCCTTTTCCGCTTTGGCAATCTGTGCCGGATCGGATGCATCATACGTCATACGGTCTGCTGGCCCCCTTGCAGCAGTGCGGTCAACGCGTTCGGGTTCTGCGTGTCCGCTTCAGACAGCACCTTGGCCGACTGCGCGCCCTGTTGCAGCTGCATCATCTGCTGTTCTTGTTGCTGTGCCTCTGCGCGCTGCTGGCGGATCTGTGCCACTGCGTCGGTGTCGCGCAGGATTTCTGGCCCAGCGCCAAGGATCTCGCCGTAGTTGCGAATGGCCTCGTCTGCGTTGAGGTTGTCGACGATCTCGGGGAACACGGCGCTCAAGTTGCCTGCAAACGAGAATGTCCGCTCGATCGATGCCGCTGCAACAGCTTCCTGCGCTTGCGCAAGCAGAGAGATGTATTTGACGTCAAGGTCGACGCCCTCGAGAACAGGCGGGGCTGGGGGCAGCATGCCCCCTTCGAGGGCAAACAGAAATACGTCTTCGATCAGGGGGTCGAGAAACTCGGTGTTCAGTCGCTGCAGCACCGGACCCAGCAGCACGAGCTTCTCCTCGTGACGTTCTGCCACCTCGGTTGCCGTCATCTGTCGCCGATCGCTGTTGATCATCATAGCAAACAGGTCAGCGTAGAAGCCACGCTGAATGCGGTTCTGTACCTCCTGAATGTCCATCATCAGCTCGTTGACGCGCGGTTGCACGGTGTAGGCAGGCTGGAAGCCTTGTGTGCCCTGCTGAGGATCGACGTAAGTGGTGCCGCCCGGAAGGACGCTGGACGGCTTGCCCTTGAGCGACATGCTGCCGACCATGGGCGGGTTGACCATCTTGTCGATCGCCTGCGCCTTGCGCTTCTGCTCATGCTGTAGCTGCTTAATGTCGCCCAGCTGCTCCATACCCGGGCTGACGCCATAGACGTCACCGCCCAACACATCCCACCGAGGGCAATAGGCTGGAAACGTGTCAAAGCCACCCTCTTGCAGAAGTTTATCGCCGTCTGCGCCTTTCTCCATGTAGACGTCCATAAAGGCCTTGTTCTTCGGGTCGAGAGGACGGCTTAGGTCTCGCTCCTCCATGCGCCGAGGCTGGATCATGTGGATGATCTCGATGCGCTCGTCGTAGTTCTTTTGGTCCCAGAGCCGCTTGACCGATTTGGATACGTTTGACCAATCCTCGGTGCCGTCGCGCTGAATGACGAACTGCTCTACGATCTGCGAGACGCTCATTGTAAACTCGCGGCCCAGCGTGTTGACCTGACCGAACTCGTCCTCAGCGATAACGTACTCGCCTGCCGTAAACGGGCGAAACACAACGGTATCTGTGGGGTGACGACGGCGGTACAGAGCAGCGGTCCCGAAAGCTCCCAGCTCGCTATAGATGGTAGACGCGCTGTTGTAGAAGTTAGACCGGGTCAGCAGCGTGCGGATGACGCGTTCGACCTGACCCAGCCAGTCCTTGACGCCTGCGGCATCCATCATCTCAGGGTCAGGCGTCTGCAGCCGGAACCATGGGCGCGCTGGGCTGGTCATGCCGCTCATCATACCAGCCGACAGCGTGCGAAGCGACTGGCCGCCGGTATTGTCGACAATCTTTGTGCTGCGTTTGCGGCCCTTGGTGCTCTGACTTTCAATCAGGTATCGGCCCCGTCGAGGGATCAGGTAGTCCGAGAGCTCAATCCAAGTCGATCGCCAGCTTGATCGGTCATCCTCGAGGCGCTTCCAACGCAAGAAGATTGCACCTCGCTTGCCCTTGAGCGAGCTGTTCATGAGATTCTCTGGCGTCTGCGCTACCATGTTCGTCCCTTACTCTGCCGCCAGAGACGGCTTCTTGGGCGGTGGCGAAGTGTCGTTTTCCTTCGCCCGAGCCCTTGTGGCTTCGTCTGTGCGTTGTTGTGCCATTACTGACCAGTCAATGATTTAAGTGCGCGTGCCGTCTCTGCCACCTCGAGCCCCCGCCCTCGAGCGCCGCCGACGTTGCGGATGCTGCTGTTGACGCCGCCACGCAGCACTTCCTGCTGACGTTGTGCGTCTTCTTCGCGTCGGGTCGCGGCTTCTTCGCGACGGGTCGCGGCCTGTTCAGCCCGCGCCTCAGCCTGCACCTCAGCTCGAGACGGTTTCTTAGGCGCGGGTGGCGCAGGCGGAGGTGGGGGTGGCGGTGCTGCGCGACTGCCCCCACCGCCGCCGAAGCCGGGCAGGGTCAGGTAGAGGGCGAGGCGTGACATGAGATGGCTCCCGGGTTGGTTTTGATCAGGTGCTGACGTAGCTGCCAAGGCGTGAGCGCCGAAGACTCGATGCCGCAGATTGATTTGGTCCACCCGACGCAGTTGTTCAGGATGAATGGCCCCGGCGTGCGACGTGCCTTGCGCTGGATCGCAATAACTTCCGCACCTTGGTCTCGCAGATACTGCACCAGCGGATAATCTGGCTCACACAGAACGGTGGTTACAGGACCAGCAAGGCGCATGTCGTGACCGACCCAAGCGTGCTGTCGATCGTCGATGACGGCACACCAAACGTGCCGATACCCCCGCTTCAGCAGTCCGCTGAGGGGGTGCAAATTATTATGCTCGAAAATGATCAGAGCGTCGTTCATGCGGGGAATGTACACGACAGGGCTTGACATGTCGAGGTCCGCTTCACCTGAAGGGGTCATACTCGCCCTGCGGCTTGTCAAACTGGGCACCGTCGTAGCCTGCCCGGGCCGATTGATGCACCGGCAAAGCGTAGGTCAGGGCCAGCGCGTCAGCCATGTCCGGGCTACTCATGCCGCGTTTCTTCATGTCCTCTTTGCGCTCGAGCTGGATCTCGTTGCGTAAGTTGTAACCGTACTCGACGCCAGTCAGATCGGTCTTCAGATCCTCATCTTCGGGCAGACGGATGCCTTGCTTGATCGCTTCGCGGAGGTTACCCCACATCTGCGCACGCATGTTTGCATAGCCCTTTTGCGTCGCCTTGGCCCCGAAGTTTATCTCGATCACCTCGTGACCCAGCTGGCGCAGGCGATCGACAACCGGCCCGCCGACGCCGCCACCGTCCACCATGATCGCGTCAGGCCGCTTTTCGTTGGCGATGCGTGACACCTCGGCAGACAACGTCATGCTGTCAACCTGCTGGTAGACGTGGAGACCTTGGCTCTCAGCGTCTCGCCCGTGGCGAAGGCAGATCACGCTGCTGTCATCGCCAAACCGGGCAACATCCACGCCCATAACCAGCGGCTCACTGGGACCGACGAACACCTCGAGATTGATGCATCTCTCGACATCTCCAACGCTGATAAACTGCAGCGACCCCGCGTCTGGGAACAGGCCACGCACACGCACTTTGAAGAAGTCGCTGTCTTCGCCATAGTCCTTTTCCCATTGTGCAAAGAGCTCCTTGTTGGTCTGCTCCACGTCTCTGCTATCAATGAAGCGACGGATAAAGTTATTGCGGAACCGGCCAGCCATGTTCTGGTAAAATCGACCGCTGTTCCGCGTCGGGTTGCCGAAGTCGAAGGTCATGGGCTCGCCGTCGGTCAAGCCTCCCTCGCGCACCTCGTAGATCCGGTCGGGCACGGCTGACGCCTCGTCGAAGATGTAGAACGGCGTACTGTTGGCAGCGTGCAAACCAGCGAATGCCTCGCTGTTTTCTTCGCGGCTGGTGAGGGCGTCGACGCGCCACGTCTCTCGATACTCGTTGTGGTACATGTTCAGCGACCCAGCGCCGCTGTTTAGCGTGTACCAGTGCTGGGTCAGGCTCATGCCGTGCCACTTTGCCAGCTCTGACCATGTCTTGGTGCGAAGCTGCTCACCGGTGTTGGCAGTGACCACGCCCTTAGCGAAGGGTCGCGTATCCATGATCCAGCGGATCAGCCACGCCACGATGGCAGACTTGCCGATGCCGTGACCTGACGCTGTGCTAAACTGGATGGGCGCGACCGGGCTCATGCCATCAAAGCCCCGCGCCTTGACCTCATCTGCCAGCTCAAGCAGCAGATCTCGCTGCCAGTCCTGCGGGCCTTTGCGCCCCTTCAGCTGGCTGCTGCCCCACGGGTAGCTGACCAGCACATGGCGCAGCGGATCTGCGTAGCAGAGCGCCATCTCGTCGGCGATTTGTTTGTTGGCTTCAGCGAGGTCCGTCATACGATCTCGATACTCTCCGGGCGTTCGTAGTGACCTGTCCCCCAG